AGGACCCCAGGCGACCCGGTGAAATGTCGTAGAAAGGACATAAAAATGAACAACCGTCTCACCGTCCAATGCCATGACATCATCGCATCGGAGATCCAAGCCCTCGACTACCTGGCGAGACAGATGGAACAGACCTGGGGCGCCGGTAGGCTGCCGCTCCTGGTGGGTGCCGAGTTACGGCTGCGCTTCCATCAGCAGATCGGCATGCTGAATACAGCTTTGGAGAATGACCAGGCGTCACGGGAAGATATTCTCATGCAGATCGGAGGCTGCAAACGGGCCTGGCAGGCGCTCGACCAGGTGGCACGCGCAGGCGGTCACCTGCCAACGCCGCCCACGGTGTGGGAGATCCCGCTTGAAGACGGCACTGTCGCATTGCTCGTACGTGATGAGGCTGATGCGGGACAGGTAGCCACCCAGGCGAAAGAGCGTCGCTGTGCGCTTTACAGCCTCGCTGAGGTCGGTCGGCTGCTTTCCAGGTATCCAGCCATAGCCAAGGTGAAGGAAGCCTTCCCAGGCGCTATAATCACGTCGGTGCAGTCGAAGATGCCGACGGCGCAGTTTCTCAATGATGATTTGCCGTTTTAACCATTTGCACGATACGCCAAATCTGGTAGACTGATTGCAGGAGACTAATCATGCTTGACCTCATCAACCTGTTGCTCCAATTGCTGGGATAAGCCAATGCCGCTCAAGTCAGGTTCTTCGCAGAAGGTCGTCGGTCAGAACATCAAGACTGAGATGAAGGCTGGCAAGCCGCAGAAGCAGGCTGTCGCCATCGCCATGAGCAAGGCTGGCAAGGCTAAATAGTTTTACAAACGATATATAACGATGGGCTGGCCAAAAGGTAAACCGCGCGGCAAGGGAAACGTTAAGGCTGGACCTGGGCGCCCCAAGGGCTCACAGAACAAAGCCACGACGAGCGTCAAAGAAGCTCTCACGCTGGCGTTTGAAGGCTTAGGCGGATATGAGGCGTTGAAGACTTGGGGCGCGCAGGAACCGACTGAGTTCTACAAGCTCTGGTCACGCATGCTTCCCCAGGAAGTCAAATCAGAAATCTCTGGCAAGGATGGCGCGCCAATCGCTCCGGTGCTGAATGTCACAGTCGGCGCTCAACCTAAATCTTCATCCTAAGCAAGGCGTTGCTCTCCTAAGCGAGGCAACCGAGATCCTGTACGGTGGCGCTGCGGGAGGCGGCAAGTCCTTCCTGATGCGTGTTGCCGCTATCATGTTCTGCACTGCGATATCCGGCCTGCAGGTTTACATATTCCGCCGCATCAGCGCTGATCTCATAAAAAACCACATGGAAGGTCCTAAGGGCATGCGCGCACTCCTGGCGCCATGGGTTGCGCAGGGCTTCGTTAATATCGTAGAGAATGAGATTCGCTTCTGGAACGGCAGCAAGATTTACCTATGCCACTGCGAGCATGAGAAGAATATCTATAATTATCAAGGCGCTGAGATACATCTTCTACTGATCGATGAGATAACGCATTTCACCGAAAGCATGTACCGCTTCCTGCGCAATCGCGTGCGCATGGTTGGCGTCGTCGTCCCAGAGCAGTATCGTGGCCTGTTCCCGCGTATTCTATGCGGCGGTAATCCTGGCAATATCGGCCATCTATGGGTCAAGGCGGCATTCGTCGACGCAGCGCCAGAGATGGAGATACGCCAAATGCCGGCGAATGATGGTGGCATGAAGCGCCAGTACATTCCGGCCAGGCTAGAAGACAACCCTAGCATGGCCGAGGATGACCCGGGCTACGAGCAACGCCTGGAAGGCCTTGGCAGCGAGGCGCTGGTGCGTGCCATGCGCCATGGTGATTGGAGCATCATTGAGGGTGCATACTTCGATTGCTGGGCGCCAGAGAAGCACGTCATTCGCCCATTCGAGATCCCAAAGCATTGGTTCCGCTTCCGTGGCTTCGATTGGGGGTCGTCAAAGCCATTTGCGTGCCTCTGGGCGGCTGTTAGCGATGGTAGCCTGCCGCAATACCCAGCTGCCGCATTCATCGTTTACCGGGAGTATTACGGGGCGTCTGCGCCCAACGTAGGGCTGAAGATGCGCCTGGAAGACGTAGGACAAGCGATCTTAGCCATGGAAAGTGGTGATAAAGACGATCAAGGCAGGATGCCGTTAGGCGTCGCCGACCCGGCGATCTTCGCTGAGGACGGCGGCCCGAGCCAGGCTGAGACCTTTGCCAGGATGGGTTGCCAGTGGAAGCGTGGCGATAATAAGCGGGTGCCGGGCTGGTCGCAGCTGCGTGACAGACTGCTTGGCGACGACGGCCAGCCTATGTTATACATTTTCAATACATGCGTAAACCTGATCAGGACATTGCCGGCGCTACAGCATGATCAGAACAAGCCTGAGGATGTCGATACCGATGGCGAGGACCATGCCGGAGATGCGCTCAGGTACATGTGTATGGCGCGGCCATATACGCGGACGTTGGTGGTCAAGGAGCCGATGCGCGCATTGCCTGATATGACAATGGATGAGCTTTGGAAAAAGGCGCGGCCAACCGTTGAATCGCGCATTTAGGGGGATGACATGGCTGTCGGCAATATGTTCTGCGGTCAACCCGCGAATAAAACCGCAAGCGGAAATGTGAAAGCGTCAGCCGGGCAATTGCTCGGCTTTTATGTGAATAGCACCACGTCAGGAACAATCGCACTCTATGATGATGCCGGCACCGGTACATCGCTACCGATCAGCGGAACGATTACACCGGCCATTGGATGGCACTTTTATCCTGTTGGCTTCGCGAATGGCTTGAACGTCGTTATCGGATCAACGCTCAACGTCACGCTGATCTATCTATGAGCGATAATGAAATCACGCAATTCAGCAGCGAGCTGTCGCTTGACGAGGCAGATCCTAAAGAGGTTGCGCGTCGGCTGATTGCCGAGATCGACAACAGCGAGCAGTCGTTTAAGGAATGGTTTAAGCGCTGTAAGAAGATTCAGAAGCGCTATCTGGACGAACGCGCCAGCGAGCAGCAGCTTCAGCCGCAGCGCAAGTACAACATCTTGTGGTCTAACACACAGACCGCACTCCCCGCCGTTTACAGTCAGACACCTAAGCCAGAGATTGAGCGCCGGTTCCGCGATGCCGATCCTGTAGGCCGTGCGGCCTCGCAGATGTTGGAGCGTTGTGCTACTTACAGCTTGGCATGTGACGACTTTGACGGACTGATGAAAAGCTCCACGCTTGATTATTTGCTGTTCGGCCGAGCTGTCGGTTGGTTGCGCTATAAGCCGTATTTCAAGCCGGCCGATGATGAAACAACGGAAGGCACAGGGCCGAACGACACGCCGCAGGAAGATCAGGCCGAAGATGTAGACGCGCCAGATGATCTCAACGACGATGAGATGGGAGAAGATAAGGCGCTGGCATATGAAGAAGCGCCTTATGAATACATCCACCGGGAAGACTTTCTGCATTCCGTCGCCCGCTGCTGGTCTGAGGTATGGTGGGTATCGCGTAAGGTCTACCTTACGCGGCAGGAATGCATTGAGCGTTTTGGCGATGAGATTGGAAAAGCACTACCACTCGATAGCTTCCCAGATACGCTGACTGAGAACGAACAGAAGTCGGGCCGCTTCAACCACATGAAGAAGGCGCGCATCTACGAGCTATGGTGCAAGTCCAATCGCAAGATCTATTGGCTGTGCAAGGGATACAGCCAGGGTTATCTGGATGCTAAGGACGATTGGCTCGGCCTGCGTGACTTCTTCCCATGCCCGCGTCCAGCTTACGGTACGACTGGCAACGACAGCCTGATCCCGACGCCTGATTTTGTCGAGTATCAGGACCAGGCTGATGAGATGGACGACCTCAGCCAGCGTATTAAGATGCTGACCAAGGGGCTGAAAGCTGCCGGTGTTTATGACGGGTCGGCGACGCAACTTAAGGAACTTCTCAGCGAAGGCCAGGACTTCACGCTGATCCCGGTTGAGAACTGGGCGATGTTTGCCGAGAAGGGCGGTATTGACGGCGCTATCTCATGGTGGCCGGCTGATAAGGTCGCCAAGGTATTGCTCGATCTCTTCCAGGCACGCGATGCCTGCAAGCAGGAAATCTATGAGATTACCGGCTTTAGCGACATTATGCGCGGCGCCAGCGAGGCCAGTGAGACAGCGACGGCTCAGACGATCAAGTCTCAATATGGGTCCATGCGCCTTCGTGACAAGCAGAAGGAAGTACAGCGATTCGCGCGTGACATCATCAGACTGAAAACAGAGATCGTAGCTGAGCATTTCAGTCCTGATACGCTCGTCATGATGAGCAATATGAATCTGCCGTCGCGCCCCACGCCTGAGCAACAGACAATGGCGCAGCAATCAGGACAACAGTTGCCACCGGGCCCGTATCTGGAAGATGTGATCGGTCTGTTGCGCAATGATGGCTTGCGCGGTTTCAGGATCGATATTGAGACGGACAGCACGATCCTTGCCGATCAGCAGCAGGAAAAACAGCTTCGCACTGAGTTTTTGGAATCTGTTGGCGGGTTCTTGCAATCTGCTGTTCCACTTGGCGAGCAGGTTCCGGCGATGCTTCCGCTGCTTGGCCAATTGCTGATGTTTGGCATTCGCGGCTTTGGTGGCTCTACACGCCAGCTCGAACAGCCGTTCGAGGATGCGTTGGCGCAAATGGAGAAAACCGCATCGCAACCGCAGCCGCCTAAGATTGATCCGGCCGTTCAGGTTGCGCAGATCAACGCGGAGAGTGACCAGAAGAAAGCAGCGATGGATGTGCAGACCGCTGCCCAGAAGGCGCAGATTGATCAGCAGACGGAATTGCAGAAGCATCAGATGTCGATTAATGCTGATATGCAGAAGCATCAGATATCGACCGCAAGCAATGAACGTCTTAGTGAACAAAAGATCGCGGCGACATCAAAGCCGGCTGCAAATGTCAACGTAACGGCGCAAGGTGAACTTGGCGATCTTGTGAACAGCGTCATCAATCAATCGCAGGTGCATCAACAGCAATCCGAGATGACGACGCAAGCACTTGCCCAGGCAATTGCTCAGCTTGGTGCAATCGCGCAACAGATCACATTGGCGCTCAATCAGCCAAAGCAGGTTGTACGAGGGCCTGATGGTCGTGTCAGCGGCGTTGCACCCGTGGGCATGCAATGACCATCACGATCAAGCACAATTTCAATTGCGCTATCGCAGATGACCCGGCCGCTGTTGCCGCTGGCGAAGTTGTGCCGAGTAAATGGAATGACGCGCATGCATTGGCGTCCACCGATCCGGACCATGCTGTTGTCTTTGTATCGGGCGGCACGATTACGGCGTCAGCAAACCTGAAATGGGATGACGCATCGAAGACGCTGACGTTCGACAATCAAGGTGGAAACGCCAGCATATTCGGCGCTAACGGTACTTTGGCAAACCCGACTGGCATTGGGTTAATTATTGGCGGCGGTAACGCTTACGCCGGGTCTGCTGGCGACGGCGGGTCATTATCCTTATTCGCTGGGGATGGTGATGGCGCTGGGGGAGGTGGCAGCTTCTCACTCAGCGGCGGCAACACTAACGGCGGGAGTGCCGGTCAAGCATTTATCAGCGGCGGCTTTGACAACGGTGCCGGGTTTGGTGGTACAGGCTCTGTTGTTGGTGGCGATAGCACATCTGGCACCGGTGGCGATTGCGTAATAGGACCAGGTCATGGCGCCGTTGCAAATGGTGGCATGCGGACACAGAACATAGGCACTATTGACCCGTTGTCGGGAGGCAACCTCTACAACGATAATGGTCTTTTCACCTTCAGCGGGTCGATGGGCGCATTCCTGGCGACCGCGATGCAGCGCTATATTTCATGGTATCCGACAACTGGCACAGCTCAACCAACCATGATCGGCTGTGCTGTCGCAACGGCAACAGGTACCTGGTCGACAATTGGCGGCACGAATACGAATGCGACCACGCGCCAAACGAGGTCACAAGGTGCTACCGCCGCATCAGCAGGCGCTACCATCGTTTATTCTCCGACTGGCGGCAGGATCTTCACAGGCGCTGCCATGCTCGGCAGTCGTACCGAGTTGCTTTGCGCCATCCATGTGAATACGACTGGCCACCAATGCTTCTTCGGACTTTCGTCTTCCGTATCTGCGCTCTCTGGAGACCCATCGGCTAGGACTGACAGCATCGGTGTTGGCTATGACGCTGGTGATAGCAGCGCCGGCAATTGGAAATTTTACACGAATGATGCGTCTGGAACGGCGACGAAGGTAGACACCGGGATCGCGCGTAACATCGATTCGGCATTGTGGATCAGGCTATATAATCGTCCCAATAGTGTCATCTGGGATGTAACGATCATGGATATCAATACGGGCGTTACCTACAACAACACAACAATCTCATCCAATACGCCGACAGACGGCGTTGCCTTGTCACCTGTCCATCTATTGAACACCGGAGCTTTAACCACAGCCGCTTCCATGCAATTGATAGGCGGCTTTTGCAAGTGGGTCTCATCATGACATTGACGGATTTCATCGCTCTGTTCACGCCGGTAGAATGGACCTCTTACATGTATTGGCAGATGGAAGGACAAGCAGCGCTCTGGCCGCCTTTTGTCTCTGCTTTCATCGTGAAGCGCATAGTCGATCATGATGATTTCCAGACAATTGTTGATTCGATGCTCAGCGTTGGCGAAGGTCTCGTTATCACCCAGGAACGCCACGATGAAGTGATGTTGAGCCAGCCTGCATGAGTGCGGCTTTCCAAGCATCGGCGTTTCAGAATAGTGCATTTCAAACTGATGGGATAACGCCGCCGGTTGTGCCTGCCGATACGCATGATGGTGCCGGGTGGGTACAGCCATCGAAATACAAGAAGCCGACAGACCCATTTGATCGTACAGGCTTGCTTGACACGATCAAGCGTGCGGCAGGATTGATTGCAGAAGAGGAACCAGAGAATGCGGCAGCAGTGGCGGCGACTGAGGCCGCGATTCGTGCGGAGGTTCAACAACCTCAGATTGATCCGCTTCTGCTGGCAATGGAAGTAGAGCAACTGATGCGGCTTTCTGCCGGCATGGAGCAGATTTACGCTCAACTTTACGAAATAGCGCAAAATCTATATGCTGAGCAGGACGAAGAAGACGCCATTATGGCGCTGTTGATGTGAGGGCCGAATGACTGCGGTTTGCCAGAAACTTGCCAAGATCCTTGCCAATGACCCACATGGCGATACCGTTGCGTTGCAGATGAACCCGCGTGAAGCTGCTGTCGTTCGCCCCATTCTTCGCAGTATGGGCGGCGCTGACGTACCGAACCAGCGCACCGGGATGCATCAGTTTTACGACACAGGCCCTGGCGGCTCTGGCGGGCCGTCCGGTAATGGTGCGCAAGGGGGCAGCAGAGGCGACCACACGGGCGCTGGGAATGCTAATGGTGGTGGGGGCAACGGCGGCCGCAGTGACCGTGGTGGAGGTTTTGCCACTGGTACTACTGTCGGCGGGATGCCGAATCCTGATCCTTATGGAGCCAATAGCCCGACCGGTAAAGCATTGGCAGCGCACGGCCTGGACCCCGCGCATGTCTCGGCAGCTCTTGGCGCCCAGAGAGCTTATGTAGGGGCAAGCCAGACTTATGCCGGGCGCAGTGGGTTACAGAAAGCTATGGATACCTTAGCCGGGCTTGTGCCGGGCGTTTCCACAACCAAGCCGAACTTGAATGACCCGACGACTTATGCCGGTGGGACTTACCACCAGGATTTTAACCCTGCTGGTGCCGCCGCCGCCGTTGCTGGCTTTGCCAGCGGCATCCCTGGTGCTTCTACCTTAGGAGAATTAGCCGCCGGTAAGGCTTACAACGCCTTTGGCGGCAATGATTATAGCTTTGGTGGCGGGGGTATCGACCCCCAAACAGGTCAGCCAACATCAGGCTGGCATGGTGGTGGCACTGGCTTGGGATTTGGTGGCCCGAGCGGTGCGCAAGTGCCGGGAAATGCGACGGGCCAGCAGAATGGCAGCCGGTCTCTTGCCGAGACGTTGGCGGCGTCAGCCAAGGCGCCATCAGTTGGCACGAATGCTGGGACGCCGTCCATTGATGCGGCTGTACCTGTGGCTTATGCACAGCCGGCCAGCCCGTTTGTCGGCACCGCTCAGGCAATAAATCATTACATCGGCACTCCATGGCCATCATATCCTGGGAATGTGTGGATTGGTGGCGGTACCGGATCGCGAGCCTTGGCATGAGCCGCAAGCATTTCTATTGGGATGGTAGTGATTGGGTTGAGTACGTGCCGAAACGCGGCCAAAAACGCGGCCCGATCCTACTGAGCGATATATCCGGATACCGCAATGTCATAGATGGGGCATGGGTTGACGGTCGCGCCGCGCACCGTGAGTTTTTGAAGCGGAATCATGTGCATGAAGTTGGGAATGCGCCGATCCATGCGGGAAAACCGCAAGCAAGTTACGCAGAAACGAAAGAATTGCGTGAAGATATCGGAAAAGCGTATAATATGCTTGCTGAAGGATACACACCTGAGCCGGTGATGACGCAATCCGAGTTCGAGGCCATAGGGGAATAAATGGGCGACGATCTGAGCTTGCGCGATGAGTTGATCCAGGCTGCTGGCATGGGAACTGACGCGAAGATTCCCGATGCGCCGAAAGATGAGCCGGCTGCAGCGCCTGAAAAGGCTGCTAAGGAAGCGCCACAAGAGCAGGATAGACCATCTGGAGAACGCGAGCGGGGCCCGGATGGAAAGTTCGTCAAGAAACAGGCTGATGAAGAGCAGCCAGAACTGAATTTAGAGCAAAAGGACACACCTGCAGACGCAAAGCAAGATGCGCCGGAAGAAATTCCGACCCCCAAAATGCCCCGCGCCTGGTCCGCCGAATACAAGGCAAAATTCCTCACCTTGCCGGAGGATGTACAGAGCTACATCCTGCAACGCGAGAAGGAAGCCGAATCAATCATCGGTAAAAAGGGTGGCGAAGCCGGTACGGCACAGAAACAATTAACTGAGTTTAACAGCGTATTGGAGCCTTATCGATCCAAGATCGCCATGCGAGGCACTTCGGAAGCGCAGCACATCGCTAGTCTTC